TAACAAACCTACCTTGCTTGTCTCTTGGTGCTATTCCTTTTCTAATACTCCATTTATCAAAAGCAGAGCTTGGCGGTTGTTTAGTTTTGTATTTAAATGGACTTGCAGAGCTTTCTGGATATGTAGACTTTGCACCCTTAACACCTTTGTCAATAAACTGTCCATAATCCTCGCTAAGAAATGAAACCTTGTCACCTTTAATTGTATAAGCTAAACTATTATATAAAGCCTTAGACGCGTTGTTTTTCTTTTTAGTCAAATTACTTCTTGACTGCTGAACAACATATTTAGCGTATTTTTCTAATGCTTGTCTAAATTTACTCATTAGCAGTAAGTCATTTCATCTTTAGTACCACAATCAAAAGTAACAGCCCAACCAGCAAGCATGTTATCAAACCTTTCTGTAAATGGTTCACAAGTAGCTGGATTGATTAGCTCAAATTTATCTTTATATAAATCACTCTTTTGTAATACTCGCATGACTCTTGTTGCCAATGCTAACTGAGTGTTTAATATATCTTGCCTGTTGTCATTGCCTCTATATAAATCTGTTACTTGTTTGTTGCTAATATCTACTAAATCCATAAAGAAAATAGTAATGTTAAAAGTTACGTAGTTGTTGTTTATTGTACTATTGTTAATCATTACATGAGCTAATGGAAATAAGCTTTGTTTCTTTAAATCAATGTCAGCAATATCACCAAATGTAATTTCATTATTAAATGGTTCTGCTACAATTACTTCTTTAATCTTGTCTATTATGTTGTAAAAACTGTTCATACTAATTTTATATAAGTTGGAGTGTGTTCTCCTAAGTCTTGTTCAATAAATTCATCTAAGCTGTCAATCGCTTCGTCAAAGTCAACTCCCTCCCTCTGGATTAATAAATCTAAACATATCCAATAATCGTAAACCGCTTTAGCTGGTTTGTTTGCTGATATACCAATAAATGCTTCTTCAAATCCATCTACAAGAATTATGTGTTCATTCTCGATTAATAAATTACGTTCTGTCAGTTCTTCTAATATATCGTCTTTTGTCATTATTTGTTTTTTAATAGTTGTTGCTCTAATTCATATTTATCCTTTTCAAATGCTAAGTGCATCAAGCAGGTGTGTAGTTTTGATTTTGTGATACTATCGTATTTAAGAATGTTCCCATTAGTAAGTCCGTAGATAGATTGATACCAACCCCATTTTGCAGCGAATCCCGCATTTGCTGAGGAAGCTCTACCTCCTCCTGAGTTGCTAAATAATTCAGGGTAGTTTTCAGTAATTCGCTCTTTAAATTCCAAAAAAAAACAAGCGCACCAAATGCAACATCTAAAGTGACTTCTGTCATGTCATACTTGTCAGCACTGTCGTAATCTTCTATCAAGTATTGCTTTTTCTTTTTGAATGTTATTGGCCTAAATAAAACACCCATTGCTTTGTGCATGGACTCCCAGTCAGCAAGGTAGGTATCAAGGTCAACATATTCACCAAAGCTGATGTCATCGAGTTTAGGTATAAATCCAAATTCTTTACCATTCATTTCGAATCTATCTATAAACTTAGGTGTATTAGTAAACAACTTTGTAAGTTCTTCAGTAATATTATTAATGTCGCTTGCTTTTATTTGTAGAACGTTCTTTAGTGGTATATTACAAAAGATTTCAATCATCTTCTGTTGTAGGAATGAATCCAGCTCTTTACCTTCAGCAATCTTTAACCACTTTTGGTATTGCTTCAAAGTAACTTCATTAAGAGTTTCTGGTATGTTGATAGTTAGTTTCATTTATATATAAACGTTTAAATTAGTGAATCGTTATATACAAATATAAAAAAAATAGGTAACGCTCTTTTGCCGACTACCTATTTTACCAAAACGCAAATTTAATTTTTGCTTATTTCAAATATAATAAAAAAAAGCCACTTTTTACGGTGGCTCTTTATTTTTGTTTGTTTGTGTTCATACGCTTGTCAGCTCCCATTTACTTAACGTCTTAAGATATGGGCATATACATATTCTTTAAATAAATAGTTAGGATTCCAGTAATTAGGCTATCATGGTATTGAAACAATCTGTATACCTACAGTTCAATCTACCCCCCCAGTTTCAAATGGGTTCGTTTTACTCAGGATTTTAAGGTTATATTTTTTCCCCTCCCTTGTCCAAGCATTACCTATTGCCTTAATCTGAACATTCTACATCTTACAGTAGATATGAACCTAAATATTTAGTTCGATTATCAGCTCAATAATTAACGCAATCTTTCAGCGTTTTATACTTGCAATTTAACTTCTGCTTACGCAAAAAACAAATTTCCTATTATTTAAAGAACTTTTGTAAACTTAATTACAATGCTAATATATAAATATATTTATAAACTACAAAACTTTTTTAAACTTTTTTTTTATTTTTCTTTATATATCTTATCTAAATGCTTGAGGGTGGCTTAAGCAGGGCTATAATTAAAACAATTTAAATTCAGTTTCTTTTATTCTTTGTTTAGCAATGTTAAAATAGTTTTCATCTTGTTCTATGCCTATGAAGTTTCTATTGGTATTCTTACAAGCTACACCTGTTGAACCACTACCCATAGTAAAATCTAAAACCGTTTCATTTTCATTTGTGTATGTTTTTATTAAATATTCCATTAATGATATGGGTTTTTGGGTAGGGTGTACTATTCCTTTAGATGAGTTTACATTGTTAAATTTTATTATATTTTTAGGGTATCTATCTGTTTGCCCTCCTTTTTCTTGCTTGTTAAATTTACCATATACATCAGTTTCTTTTTTGCTTTTAGCGCTTGATTTATTAGATGGTTTGTGCCCTGTTGTTTTTTGTGGGTTATAAGTACATTGCTTTCTATAAAATATTGATATCAACTCGCTATATCTTAATGGTTGCTTTTTTGCGTTTAAAAAACCTGTTCCTTTTGGTTTCTCCCATATCCAATCATACTTATAATTCTTTATATTACTCATTCGTAAAGCACTACTGAACGGTTCAGAACCAAATAAAACAACAGCACCGTTAGGTTTTATAATTCTATTAAGTTGTTCCCACATTAACTCAAAATCTATTACACTATCCCACTTACAAGCTGTAGTTCCATAAGGAGGGTCTGTAATAATAGCATCAATACTTTTGTCTTGTATTGTTTGCATTACTTCTAAGCAATCTCCTTTATATAATTTCATAATATTTAGTATATGTGATATTCTCCTAAGTTTGGATTTTGTAATTGGTAGCTAACTGCATATCGTAAAGCATCAATAGCATGGTTAAAGTTATCTACTGGTGTTTGGCTTTTCTTTTCTAACCAACAATAATTATTTAACTCTTTTATTAATTCTGTACTATCTTCAGTTATTACTAAATCATAATCTTGTAATAAACTAATTCCAAAAGTTATTGAACCTTGACCTTTAATAGCTGGTACTACATTACAATCTCTGCTAAGTTCTGTTATTAATCTTGGCTCTGCTGAATCACCAACTATTAAATTATCTGCTGCAAACTTTTTATTTAATTGTAGTATCTCGCTTGTGGTTAATTTAGTTTGGTAGAAACATAATTGTATATAGATAACTTTATTCTCTTTGTCAATGCTCGTTTTAACTAATGTTGATGGGTCATTGCTAAAACCATAATCTTGGCCAAATACAACTTTGCCTACTTGCTGAAACTCTCCTATACTCCAGTCAGTAAATATAACACCCTCAGCTTTATCCAGCCAAGCACCTTCAATTGTATGCTTGTATCTGTTTGGCCTTCTAACCTTCATTGTCTCAATCTGCTTAATATAGCTTTCGGAAAGGTTGTCTAAGTTATCTAAATATGTTGTGTGTATATAGGTAGTATCTTCTTTAGTTATATTACTACCAGCAGCAATGCCTCTATCTTCAAACCAACGCTTATAAATGAAATGCTCTTTAGTTGTTGGATTCAATATTAATATTACTCTATTCTCTTGTATTTTATTACGGACAGATAAATCTATTTTGTCAAATATATCTTCGTCATTTAATTCTTCTGCTTCATCCATTACCCAAGTAGTAATCCCTTGTAATGATTTAAGATTTGCTGTCTGGTCTCCTGAGCTGGTTTTAATACCTCTGAATATTATCTTGCTTCCGTTGCCTTTATTAATTATTTCATCCTTTGTTATTTTGAATTGGTTTATAACTCCAAGCAGTTCTAACTTTTCTATAAATTCAGGAATGATACTAATACTTGCAGCTCTTAAAGTAAATCGTGTAAATAGTATAGTATGGCCAGCTTGATAGGTTAGTAGTAATAGTACAGAGTTGACTGCAAATGATTTACCAGAACCACGACCACCAGTTACAATAAAGTACCTTGCAAATGATTCGTCTAATACTAAGTATTTTTTATTGAGCTTTAATCCTTGAAATGATGTTTCTGAAATCATGGTTTACTTCTTCTGTAGTATTTAAATCAACAGTGTCTTTTTGTTTTCCATAAATGCTATCTAACACCATGTTTAATCCTTGTGCATCTCCTTTTTGTATAACCTTTTCTATAACAGCCATAGCCATTCTATATTCGTTAGTCATCCAAACTTCTTCACCAGTAACAGGATGAATTCCTTTTGTTCTAAGCTCTGCTATTTCTTTTAGAATTGTGCTTCTATTCTTTGAGCCTTTTGGCCTACCATTAGGATTGCCGCTCTGTCCTTTTTTGAATGGTATTAAATCTTCTTTGCTCATTTTTCTGTTCTGTATTTGTTCTGTATTTTTTTAAAAACATTAATAGCTTTCTTTCAATTGCTTTTGCTTTCTCGTTGATATTCATATTCGTTATATAATCTTTTCATGGTATCTACTAAACCTTTAACACAAGAACCGCAGCTGGATGTTTTACGATTTGTTTTAAATACTCTATTGTGTATTTTTAATAGTTCTTTTTGTTCTGGACTGTTAACTACATTTTTGTTAATACTAAAGAATCCTTTTAAATACATATACTCCTCTTCATTAAGACATTCTATATTTTTATAAGGAAATAATTTATTCAGCTTTTCTTTTCTTGTATCGCATCCACAATCTTTACCTAACTTGTCAAATATCCAATCAGTAGCTTTCTTTATTCCTGTAGCCTTTGTGACTTTTTCTATGCTATCTCCTAAACCTTTACTTTTCATTTTTTATATATGCTATTTTTAACAATACTAAGTAACCAATTAAATCACTAAGAGTGTCTTCTGTCTTATCGTTTAATCCTTTGTTTTTTATTCTTGCTAACTTGTCATCTATTCTAACTTTGATTGCTTCAGTAGAATCTAACTTGCTAAATATATTAGATGGATTGTTTGCAGTATCTCCGTAGGCTGCATTCTTCTCTAATAGCAAGTCAATAACTTCATTGCCTATTTTCTTAATTAAGTATTCAGTCTTCATTAATCTTTTTTTTTATTTCTTTAATACAATTGTTTATTGTTCTCCATACTACAACATGAGATATATTAGTGGCTGCTGATAGTTTTCTAATGCTGTGGAATTTCTTTCTATATAAATTAAATAGCTTTCTATCAAACCAATAAAACTCGTTAACTATATCGTCAACCATTTTTTCTATATCTACATAACTAACATTGTCAGCTTCTACTATGTTTTTTAAATCTTTTTCAATTAGTATGTCTTTGTCAACTCTTATTGTATCAATAAAAATATTGTGCATCATCTTATATATAAACGCTTTATTTAAAGAATCGTTATATAGAATATCGTTAATTTTTACTTTACCGTTATAAATTTTACTATGTAAAGCAATATAAAAGTCATGTAATAAATCTTTAGCTGGGACTTTACTGTTGCTGCTAATCTCCTCAGCCATGTTCAACCAAATAGCCTCGTCTCTTACTAATATTTGTAGTATGTTATCTACTTCGGTATTCATCTAACTCAAGTAATATATTTACAAAGTCATCATACTTTAAAGCAATGTAATCATCTTCAAAGTTTTTAGTAAATACAACAACAGGAGTTTTTAATGTGCCTATTGCATCTCCTTTGCTTTGCTCTAATGCTTTCCAGATGTTTAGCTTTTCTTGGTTCTTACACTCCCAACTGTACTCGCTTAATATGCCAGACGTTGTCATTATATCACCTTTAATGCTTAAGCCTCCACTGTTGGGTGTTCTTCTTATATTGGTGTCAAACTTCTTTGCTAAATCTTTTGCAATTTTTAGCTCGAATCTTTTTCCTTTTTGATTTGCGTTTAAACTCATAGTTTTTGAAAATGTTTTCTAATTATTGCTCCAAGTTCAGAATCGTTAGGATATATCCTACACAATAAATTAATACTATACTCAACAGGAGTATCATGATTAATATAATACGAGTCCTTTGTTTGTCTGTATTCATTTAAAGTCCTTTTCTTACTCATTATAAAAAAAATATGTAACTATTGCACCAGCAACAAAACTAATTAAATGAGTTGTAATAATTAATGCTAATAATCCGTTCATTTTTTAAATGTATTAAATTTTTTCTTAAGTTCTGCAGTTTCTTGATACGCTTTTACATTTTGCATTGTTAATAATAATTGCTTTTTATTTATTTCATCTATTGTGCTTCTTAGCTCAATAATACATTTTAAGCTACTTTGCAGCGTTTCTAAGGCATCCAATTTAGATTGTGTAACCTTACCCACCTTTAAACCTTCTTGTGCCTTTAGAAGTAATATTTCTAATTTGTTCTTTGTTATTGTATAATCTAAATCCGTCATCTTTTTAAATCTTCTGAGTACAAAAACAAATCACCCATTTTTTTATCTAATGTTTTTATGGTTCTGTATATATCTATGCTTTTCCTTTTAACTTCTTCTTTCTCTGCTTTAGTAGAATCAGTTCCTAAGTGTGCATATAAACTACAATCTATTTCAAGTAATTTATCTATTTTATCTTTGTTAGTCCAAGTTTTAAACTCTAAAAACTTTTCTATGTCTTCATATTTATATCTCATTGTTT